CTCTTCCTGTATGCGTACAAGATCATATACACAAACTATGTCTCTTTTATATTTGTCACTGTTCTTAAATAGTTTAATTTTACCCTCTGTTGCCGCTTGTACCTGGAATTTGCTTACCATACTCATCTGATCTTTTTTGTGTCCTTCTCCAGGACCATATACATTAAAATATCTATAGCTTTGGACCAACATATTAAATTTATCTATTCCGGCGTCGAGTAAAAACTTATCAATTAAAAACTTGCTCCAAGCATAAGGTGTTTGAGGATAGCAAGGATCTTCTTCGTTGAAATCTTTATTAGGACCATAAACAGCGGCACTACTCGCTAATTGGATATTTGTTTGATAATTATCACAAATTTGTAGAAGACGCATAGTAAATTCGTAGTTGTGTCTCCAAACCTTGTTGATATCTCTCTCAGTTGTATCTGAAATAGCACCACAATGTACTACCCAATCGTACTGTTCAACAGCAGGTACCACACTTTCTACCCAGTCAAATCCTTCTACATCATGACCTTTTTGTAGCAAATATTGAGACATATGGCTTCCAATAAAGCCTTTGTGTCCAGTGACTAAAATCTTCATTGTGTAATTTTACCTATCGTATTTGTTGTACTTACACCCTCAATGGTCGGAAATATTACAACTTCTGCAAGTTCATGACCAACTACTGTTTGTACTGTGTAATCGCCACCTTTGACTATTACATCAGGTTTGTATGACATAATACTATTTAATGGTGTGTCTTCATCAAACACTACAACCTGATCCACCCACGGTAATGATTCAAGTTGCGATTTACGTTCGTTAACGTCATTAATGGGTCTAGTTTCACCTTTTAAGCGTTTGACACTGGCATCGTTATTAATACCTACAATAAGTTTATCGCCTTGTTTATGTGCAAATTTTAGTAGTTCGAGATGTCCTTTGTGTAGCACATCAAATACTCCGTTTGTCCATACAGTAGTTTTTTTACGTAAATCTTTTTTGGTAATAATACTAGTGCCTCTACGTTCAACTCCCCTAGCCGCGGCATAACAAGCCACTTCACATGCTTCGAAAACATCTTTACCTTGATGTAAAAGATGGGCAATAACAGCCAAAACTATATCACCTGCTCCTGTAACATCGACTATTTGATTTGCTGGTTCTTTGAAATGTTGATATCTACTGTCTTCGCAGAGAACATGCATTCCGTTTGCACCATCGGTCACAACTAACCATTGCCAGTTGTGTTTTCTCATTATATTTGTTGCATCTATTTCGTCAAATTCACCAAACCACTCTTGATATTCTGACATGTTAGGCTTTACTAAAAAAGCTCCATCATAAAAATAATCTTCTTGTTTAGGGTCTACTAAAACTTTACATTTTCTAAATATTTGATTAATTGTGTTAGCTTTAACTGTACCTTTTGCGTAATCGCTTACACAAACTATATCGTCTTGTTGTATATCTTGTAATAAAGAATCAAATGGAGTCTCATTTTCATATGGTGTTTCTCTATCCCATCTTAGGACCTGTTGTCCTCCTTGTCCTACAAATCTAGTTTTTGTTGTAGTTGTAGTTGCATCATTGAACACTTTATTTGTTACATTAGTCTCGTCTAAGATATCTTGCACTATCATACCTTCGTTATCTAAAGCTACACTTCCGTACAAAATAACCTCTTCTTTTTTATTAATATTTCCTATATTATTTGCAAGGTTTCCTGCTCCTCCTATACTGTCTGTGAATGTTTCTTCTTTAAGGACAATGACTGGTGCTTCAGGACTTATCCTTTTGCAATCTCCTTCTATCCATCTATCTAGCATGATATCGCCGTATATTCTTATCATTGCATATCTCTTATGTAATTTGTATTGTCTGGTAAATGCATAGTTTTAAAATCATGTTGTCCTACATGGTATACGTATGCAGTATCTGAAATATCTACATCATTATTAAAGTGTAGTTCTCTTCTACAAATTTTATCTGTAAGTTTTCCAGTGCCAGCTAATACATAACTCCACAAAGGCCACCCCGCACAACCTTCATGTCTAGGAAACATTGTATGATTAGGAACTCTATTTTTACAAACTTCATGCATCGTTCTTACAAAATCAGTCATTGTTTTGCCACTGTCAATGTATTTCCAAAATTCTGTATCATTACGACCACATGTATAATGAGCTACTAAGAAATCTTTTAGTGTATCGTATAAATGTGCATTTTTATTATTATAATCATCTACTTGTCCTACGTTACAAGTTTCATCTCTATCTTTGCCTAAGCATCCAAATACGAAATGTTTCAATTGAAAAATTGTAGTGTGTATACTAGTTGCTTCTAAAGGCTCTGCAAAAGCGGCACATAAGCCTACAGATAATACATTTTTGATCCATAGCCTTTCTTGTCTGCCACTATCAAATTTCAATAATCTTATTGGTTCTATTTTTTTACCTATATTTTGTTCTAATTCTTCTTGTGCTTTTTCAGGAGTAACAAAATCATCACAGAAGACATAGCCACATCCTCTTCTATTTAATGTTGGTATTTGCCAACACCATCCATTTTTTTGTGCCCATGCATTTGTAACAGGTTCAATTTTTTCATCTTCTTCATAAGGTAATAAGAAAGGAAGTGCAGAATTTACAGGTAAATTTTCTTTGTAACTCTTCCATTTACTGCCTACGGCCTTCATTAAAACTTGATTAAATCCACTTGCATCAATGAACATATCTCCTTTTATTGTTGAACCGTTGCTTAATTTTAATTCAGTGACCCAGCCATTTTCAGGATCCTTTACCACATCATCAACTTCACTGTCAATATGTTTTACAGTATTACAAACCTTTTTAAAATATTGTCCAACCTTGTGAGCATCAAAATGATACGCATGATTTCCTTTGTCTTCTACAAAACTATTTCTATTGTGATGAATTTTGTATCCTAGTTCTGTTGAAACATGAAGCATGTCTTGTTCACGATAACCTAAAGCATTTTGAAACACTACATCTACAACATCTCCACTGGTCGGAGAACCATCTATTGGACCGTAGTAATGTGACTTTGTATCCTTGTTCCAACCTATGTGTTTGATACCTAATTTAATAGTAGCATCACATTCACGAATAAAATCCTTTTCTACACAACCAAGGTTCCACATTTCGTTTTGCACTATGTTTGTAAGAGATCCAGTACTTCCTTCTCCTGCACCAATAATGCCAATCTTAGAACTTTCAATTACTGTTACATCGTGTTCTGGTCTAATTTTTGATATCATCAACGCGGCCAACCAGCCAGCTGTGCCGCCACCTACAACAACTACTTTCATTATAGAAATCCTTCTCGCTGTCCTTGAGATGCCTTATACCAGTCCATTCCCATGTTGGTCGATTCAATTGCATTAATATGACTAAGACTAGTTCTCTTTCTGACTTCTTCAGCCCGTAAAAATTCTGTCATTGCAAAATCTAATTGCATTGGATTAACTCTATTCATATCTTTACTTACAGGATAACCCATTTGTATTAACCATAGTTGCCAATTTTGCGGATGAAATAAAGTATTACTAGAAACATCACTGTAAAAAGATCTTTGGGGATCACGTAACCATTCTTCATACCATAAATGTTTTTCTGATTTTACATGCATTTCTTTGACATAATTCCAAAATTTTGTATCCCATTCTGTGTCTGCATAATGACTTCCTACAAAATCTACAGCATCTGAGTACCAATTCATCATTGACATATTATAACTTGCTATAGCTTCTTCATTATAAACATATTGTGGTATTTGTTTTGCAAGTTCTTGTACACCATATGTCATACTTGCTAATCCTGTGCTTTCTAAAGGTTCAATAAATCCTCCGCTTAGGCCTATTGAAACAACATTTTTCTCCCAAAAGTTTTCGCTATAATAAGGTGTCCAGTCAATTAACTTTAGATCTTCTGGTTTGATCCTACCATTCCAATGATCACTAAAATATTGCATTGCAGTATCAGGATCTGTTATGTCTCTATTGAAAACTAATCCGGATCCTATTCTTGATTGTACTGGAATTTTCCATATCCAACCATGGTCAACAGCAGGGCATTTTACGTAAGGTGTACACTCTTTTTCAAAGTCTTCATATGGTACGTGTCCTGCTACAGCAGAGTTAGTAAACAGTCTACCTGTATTAAGTAATTCCTTCTTTTTTTGGCCTTTTAAAAGCGATATAAAGCCCGTACAGTCGAGGTAAAAGTCAGATACATGTGTTGCACCATTCTTAAGATCTAGGCTGGTTATAAAGCCTTTTTCGTCTTTATTTACATTTACAACATCACTCTTAATTGTCTTTACAGTACTTCTACAAATGTTTTGTAATTCAGTAACCAGCTTACCTGCATCTATGTGATATGCAAGTGTTTCAAAACTGTTCATCATATCTACTCGATTATCCATCACAGTTTCATAGCAAGGTAATGCATGTTTGCAGTAATCTAGTTCTTGTTTTTGTGCCCAAATATCATATTGAGTACATTTCATATCAAAATAAGATCTGTTCAGATAGAAAGGATGCCATACTCTACCTTTAGGATTTTTCCAATGTGGAAAGTCAATACCTGCTTTGTATGTTGCATCTACATTTTGAAACCATTGTGGTAAATCTATACCACATTGTCTCAAGTAATGTGGAAAAGTCAGTACAGTTGCTTCTCCTACTCCTATAGGATTACCTATTTCTTTATCTATAACTGTGACCGGCAAGTCCCAAAAATTATTTTGTATATATACAGCGGCCAACCATGCCGCTGAACCACCACCTACTATGGTTATATCTTTAATTCGTTTCATTTTCTAGATATCCTATTAAATCAAAAACTGTTTGTAGTTTTGTTTGATTAGTTTTGTTTTGTAATGTGTTTCTTAATCCCATGTGCAAAGGCTTGGGCCATTTACCAAAACTTACCCAAGCATAGCCGTCATGTTCTTCATTTAGATCAGGTAAAAATTCATCCTTAACTACACAAAGATAAGTGTGAAAATGAAACTTAGAATCTGTGCTTACAAAAGTTTCAAGCGGAATTGTTTTAACTATTTCGGGTAGCTTACCAATTTCTTCTTTTATTTCACGCTGTAATGCTGGCCAGGGAGATTCGTTTTTTCCGTTAGTTCCACCAACTAATCCCCATACATTTTTTTGTTTGCTTTGTGTCCTATGTAATAATAAGAATCTTTTGCTTTTTAGACAATAGAAGAGGGCACCACTACAAATAATTTCTTCACTCATGAAAATATTTACTTAAAAAATGAGTCGCCAAGTGCCTTTTTGATACTCGCCTTCGAATGAAAGTATCCATTCTGAGCCAGTCCATCTATATTGGACACCTGTATTTAGGTTAGTTAAATACTTGGTTGTGGTTCCGGGATCCTCACTAGCATCAAAAACTATATACCATTTAGCACCATCCCATTCAACTACATCATTCTCACCAGCTACAAAATCAGATCCGTCTGTGTTTTTCCATGCATCTGGGCCATCATATGGATCTTGACTACTTCCGTCTGAAGGATCTTGACCATAAGTCATTAATCCACCAACGTTTGTACTAGTATTAATTGCACCTAATAATAATAATCTTAACCCGGCAGTTTTTGCAGTTGCAGGATTAAATTTTAAAGGATCAACAATATAATCAACAGATCCTGTGTTGTTACGTCCGCTTGGTGAATTCAAATCAGTGTTTGTAGGAATAGTATCAGCATCATATGTAAGAATTAATTTACTTCTGTCTAATTCATTGATTGCTACACTGGCATTGACACTAATACTTCCTGTTTCTCCTTCAAGTAATTTTCTTTTTAGTTGTATTTGAGATAACCCAGTCCTAAAATTTCCAGGTAATGCTTCTGTAATGACGTCCCACTGAATGCTTCCTACAATACCTCTATCAACAATTTGTGCAATGTTATTCATTACAAGTATATCATAGTCTTTGTAAGTTGTTGCACCTGCGGCTATACCCATTGTTACAGTTCTGTCATTTGCTTTGTCCATTTTAGGATGAGTTTGTTCAGCATCTGAATAAGCCATTAGTTGCGGTGTACTATTACCTAAGTCTATAGTTCCTTTTGATTCATCAAAAATACTCATCACAACACTTGTTATTACACCTAATTTTTTTACTTTGCCT